ATGGACAACGACAAAATTGATCAACACAGCGACGAAATTGAAGTTGAGAGCGAAGAAAAAGAGCGCGGCAAAAAAATAGAAATAGATGAAGATCGACTCCCCTCCCGGGCGATGGCAATTCATGAGCATATCCGCCAGGATGGTGAAAAAGAGCTGGAACGCGACGCAATGGCGCTACTGTGGTCAGCCATTGCGGCGGGTCTGTCGATGGGCGCTTCGCTACTGGCAAAAGGGATATTTCATGTCGAACTGGAAGGAGTGCCAGGCAGCTTCTTACTGGAGAATCTCGGTTATACCTTTGGTTTTATTATCGTCATTATGGCCCGCCAGCAATTATTTACCGAAAACACCGTGACTGCGGTACTACCCGTCATGCAAAAACCGACAATGAGCAACGTCGGCTTACTTATGCGATTATGGGGCGTCGTGCTGCTGGGTAATATTCTCGGGACAGGTATTGCTGCATGGGCATTTGAATATATGCCTATCTTCAATGAAGAAACTCGCGATGCATTTGTCAAAATCGGCATGGATGTGATGAAGAACACCCCCAGCGAGATGTTTGCCAACGCGATCATTTCCGGCTGGCTGATCGCCACTATGGTTTGGATGTTTCCTGCTGCGGGTGCGGCAAAGATTGTGGTGATTATATTGATGACCTGGCTTATTGCACTGGGTGACACCACCCACATCGTTGTCGGTTCTGTTGAAATCCTCTATCTGGTGTTTAACGGCACGCTGCACTGGAGCGATTTCATCTGGCCCTTCGCACTACCTACTTTAGCGGGGAACATCTGCGGCGGCACCTTTATCTTCGCGTTAATGAGTCATGCACAGATTCGTAACGACATGAGCAACAAGCGTAAAGCAGAAGCACGCCAAAAAGCAGAACGTGCGGAAAACATTAAGAAAAATGATAAAAACCCAGCATAAATGGCGAGGGTTTAAGCAATCGAGCGGCAGCGTACTTACCCCGCAGTCCATTAGCGGGTATACTCATGCCGCATTGTCCTCTTAGTTAAATGGATATAACGAGCCCCTCCTAAGGGCTAATTGCAGGTTCGATTCCTGCAGGGGACACCATTTATCAGTTCTCTCCCATCCGTACCAGTCCGCAAAATCCCCTGAATATCAAGCCTTCCGTAGATTCACAGTTCGTAATGGTTCGCGTCAGATCGTTGACATCCGCACTCCATGACGGGTAAAAAGTGGATAAAATAATTTTACCCACCGGATTTTTACCCATGCTCACCGTTAAGCAGATTGAAGCAGCAAAGCCGAAAGAAAAACCATACCGCCTACTCGATGGTAATGGCCTGTACCTTTATGTCCCTGTGTCAGGTAAAAAGGTATGGCAGCTTCGCTACAAGATTGACGGTAAGGAGAAAATCCTGACCGTAGGAAAATATCCGCTAATGACTTTGCAGGAGGCAAGAGATAAAGCATGGACCGCGAGGAAAGACATCTCGGTTGGCATCGATCCGGTAAAAGCGAAAAAGGCTTCGTCTAACAACAATTCCTTTAGTGCGATTTACAAGGAATGGTACGAGCACAAGAAGCAAGTCTGGTCAGTAGGGTATGCGAATGAACTTGCAAAAATGTTTGATGACGACATTTTACCTATCATCGGCGGCCTTGAAATTCAGGATATTGAGCCGATGCAACTGCTGGAAGTAATCCGCAGATTTGAAGATCGCGGCGCAATGGAGCGAGCCAACAAAGCACGCAGAAGATGCGGCGAGGTTTTCCGTTACGCTATTGTCACTGGTAGGGCTAAATATAACCCGGCACCTGACCTTGCTGACGCCATGAAGGGATACCGCAAGAAGAACTTCCCGTTTCTTCCTGCAGACCAGATCCCGGAATTCAACAAAGCACTGGCAACATTTTCAGGAAGTATCGTATCGCTCATTGCCACCAAGGTTTTACGCTACACAGCCCTAAGAACGAAAGAGCTTCGTTCCATGCAATGGAAGAACGTCGATTTTGAAAACAAGATTATCACCATCGACGCCAGTGTGATGAAGGGACGCAAGATTCATGTGGTCCCGATGTCGGACCAGGTGGTTGAACTTCTCACTACGCTAAGCTCCATCACTAAACCAGTATCAGAGTTTGTTTTTGCCGGACGCAACGATAAGAAGAAGCCAATCTGCGAGAACGCGGTGCTACTTGTGATCAAACAAATCGGCTATGAGGGTCTGGAAAGCGGTCACGGATTCAGGCATGAATTCAGCACGATTATGAACGAGCACGAATGGCCTGCTGACGCTATTGAAGTGCAACTGGCACATGCCAACGGCGGATCTGTGCGCGGGATTTACAACCATGCTCAGTATCTCGATAAGCGCAGAGAAATGATGCAGTGGTGGGCGGACTGGATTGATGAAAAGGTGGAGTGATCCACCTTAACCATTATCGAAGAGCGCAAAGTCTAGCAATCCAGTGCAAAGCTTTGTGTGCATCAGTTTTGTCTCATCAACCACAGCAAGTCATCGATCGATTGAGACTTGGATGATAGACTTCATGCCTTTGATTATTAGCTGATAGAAGAAATGTTAAACATTTGTTATTTACAATAAGTAAACCTTTCTATTTAAACAGTTCCAACAGCAAATTTCTTGTTTACCAGGCCGAGAACTGTGTTATTAGATCCACCTGAATATTCATTGTAAACCATTGCAATATCGCACGTTATGAATGCTTCAAGCGACTCCCACCCTGCAAATGTAATTATAATCCTGCCGTCTGTCTCGCACCTAATAGACGGATTTAATGCCGTTCCTGTTGTGTACAAAGTATTTGTATTGCCAGTTAATGTTACATTTCCTGCTGTAGTACCTTGCACCAACTGTCCAGTTATATTACCACCCCATGTACTTACACTTCCTGATGAAGGTGATGTCGCTTTAATATCTACCGAAAGGAAACAGATTGTTCTATATACACTCATTGACCCAATTTGGAAGCTTGAGGCATCGCCTGATGCTTTTCTTATCGTACATGTAGTTTTAAGCGATTGATATGCATTTTTAACAGCATTTTTAGTTGTGAAATCATAAAGATTGCAGTTATTAAACATGACCTTATCGCCATAACTTTGAGCTGAAAGTATCAGCTCTGGTGCAGAAACATTATCCAAAACTATTTGCCCACTAGATTTCACTGCCCCAGCTAATTGATTTGTATTGAGATACACCTCACCGCCATTTAACTTTCTTATTACAATGTCTTTTAGGTAAAATCCATTAATATCATCTCCATCTTTCCAGTTATCGGTAGTGTTAAAATTATATACCCACGCTTTATTATTGGAGTCTCCTCCTCCTAACTCAATTCTTCCTTTGATTAATATGTTTGAATAAACATATCCTCTTGCTACACCATCCCCAATAGTTTCATCTATTAGTTTGGTTGTACCAATGACACTACCCCAATTGCCTCCTACAACATCATACTCTATGGTGATATTACGCATTACACCAGATATAAGTGTCTCTGTTGTCGAGCTATCCCACCCCCAATCTAACCAAATTGGAGCCACACGATATGGCAATGTGTATCTCCCTGTGCTCCTATATTTATATTTTATAACAAGATTAGATATCTGGTTGTCCATATTTCCGTTAAAGAAATACATCTTTATGGGCGTACCCTGCTGGGTGTCAACGGCATCAACTGTGATTTGCCCGCCAGCGCAGTTGTTTTGAAGAAAGAAATCCCTGCGGCATCCATTGTTTTTTGTATTGATATCTACCAAACCTATATTGCTCATAAGATGAGGGTAGCGGGTGTCATTATTCACACTACGAGCATAGAGATTTTTTACATTAGTGCATTCGTAACCCTGATAGCACTTGCTAGTCTTACCGATAAATGTGAAGTTATCGCATCCATTCAGGCGCAGTGTGGTCAGTCCGCGCTTATCATCACCGACATACTCAAGTGTGGAAGAGGCATCAACTTCAAACACCAGATTGGTGATATTCGTCAGGTCGAACACACGCGTCAGGTCAAATGCGCCGGAATAAAGCAGAGTGTCTCTGATTACCAAACCCTTAACGGCGAGATAGTCCATGTCGCTTAATGAAACAATTGTACCCAACCCTCCGCTTCCTGGGCCAAAATTCACAACCTGATCAAAAATAATTTCAACGTTTTTAAGGTTGTTAGATGTGATGTAAGATTGCAGCGATTGCAGTGTGCCAAATCTGGAAAAGTACAAAACACGTTTATTTACAACCGAATCAAGAGCATCTTTTACTGTCGATGATCCGTAACCTATTATTGAAGCTCCGATACCACTCTCTAATTCTTGTCTTAGCTGATCAGGGTCATACTTCAGCACATTAGGAAAATAAAACTGCTGAGCACCGTATGCATCATAAACAGCCATAGAATGGCCTTGCACAGTTACAAATTTGGCAATCTGTCCGTTATATACCGGATATCCAGCAGCGTTAATGATGATTGGTTGCGAAACGGGAACGTGAGAGCCGTCTTCGTTCTCCACATAAACCTGAATCTGGTTTTCAGGATTTACAGGGTCAGTGTCAATTTTACCGATATAAATTTTTCCATTGGCTACAGCTTTAAAAGAACGCGCCATAGTGAAGAGTTGCGAAGGCATCGATACGATCACATTGGCTGTAATGTCTGTCATTTAATTTGCTCCAGATGCAAGGAATCGCCGCAGCGTGGCTACGGTGAATTTTGGGCATAAAAAAACCCAGCCGAAGCTGGGTCGTTGCGTTGGTTATCTGTCAGTAGTTATGTACTGAAGGAGGTAATTCTTTATTCTTAAGTCTCATCCATGCGGAAAGATTCGTTGGTCCGTCTGGCTCATTGATATCAACATCTCGTGTGTGATTGATTAAAACGTCTCTCGCCATTCCGATAACATACGAGAACTCATGACCGTAGTCGTAGCATCTCCCGGAATAGTTCGATTGAATTTGTTTTAATGCCGGATACAGTTCGCGGAATAATGCCTGTGAACGGTTGGCATAATCCCATAACCATACAAGGCTGTTTGCTTCTTTTGCAGAAAGCTCGTTGGTTTTCTTCTCTTGTTTGCCGATAAACTCGCCTTCAAGTGGAACTCGAGCTGCAAGTGATAGTGCTTCGGTAAACTGCTCCTCACTGATTTCTTTGTACGAACATCCAAAATGGGATTTTAGTGACGACCACATGGTGATCATCGCCTTAGCCTGTTTTTCTTTTGGCAGAGACTGACCGCGACTCATGACGAGTTGTTTAATGGCTTCCTGCTGTTCAGTGGTGATTTTGCCCGGCAACGCCTTTTTAGCTTTGCGTGGATTAACCACATGGCCTTTAGTCCAGTACTCATAGAGCACATCGTCACACTCTTCCTGATACTGGATTACCTTGTCGCGGATTTCAGGGCGGACTTTGTTAGGGCTGATGGTTTGCAGCCAGCCAGCAAGTTTGCGAAGTGCCAAACAAATAATCTCACGGCACTGTTCATCACCAGGAAGCTGCATTGTGATTTTCACAATGGAGGTTTTAAACCGTTGCTTTATTTTCGTAAACTGTGAAGCCCAATCCATACCCATACCTTCAACGATAGGTTTCATTGGGGTGTACGGCTCACCGTTGTGATTGACGACATAAAGCTCTGCGCCGTGGAATGGCACGTTGATAGTAGATACTGCTGTTGCTATACTTTTCATGTCAGTTTTTCCTCAAAATTTACTGGCGATTTAAGCCCGAGCTACTCGCAATAGCTTGGGCTTTACTCATTCTGGACAAACAATTCCATCCTTAGCTACTGACTCCTTTAGTCTCCTCAATACCTCATTACTGAACGACCGATCATCCTTTTTCGCGGACTGCTCCAAAGCCTTTTCCAGCCATTCTGGCATCCTTAATGTCTTAACTTTCATTTTTGCTCCTTTGTATGTGGTACGCATACATAGTATTTAGGTACGCATTGATAGTCAATAGATACCTACATATCCTGTGGTAAAAAATTATTCAGGATGTGCCGATGTCTGATCGTAAGTACAAAAACCCTCAAGTGAATCTGAGGCTTCCTGTAGAGATAAAGGAACGTCTTATTGAACTGGCTGAGGCTAATTCTCGTTCATTAAATGCTGAGATGGTCGCGGCACTTGAGGCGTGGACAGAAAAAAATAAACACATTCAAGCACTAGACCTTGCAACTATAGCATCACGATTGATAGATCTTGAACACGATGTTGAGACGCTGAAAACCATGTATGGCAAGAATGCAAAATGATCGATTACAACCCAGCAAAAAAAGAAATAATCGCAGCTAAAAAGTGCCTAGAGCAGATGAAATCATCTACAAACCATGATGATTTTGAAATGCACTGGCGAGAATGTCTTGGGCATATAGAAAAGTCTTTCAGTAAGTTGCTCTGTGCAACAAAGCCGGTTAGTGGAAAATTTAGCAGCCACTTCAACCAAAAGTTCATGCTTAGAAAAACAGACAAAACACTTGCTTACCTTCACCAAGCAAGAAATGCTGATCATCATTCCACTATGGAAATCTCAAAACTTGAACCTCCTTATACTACTCTTGGGGCATTTCCGGGAGCAAGAAGCCATTATATTAAAGAGTTAATCATTGATTCAACAGGGAAAATAGCAAAATACGAAGGCGACCCTATGATAGTTGAGTTTCATCCAGCAACAACTATGCCTATAACCGTAAGAAACCAAGGCAAAGATTATCCACCTCCAACAGAACATCTTGGCGAAAAGCTTGTTGATATACATCCATCTGTTCTTGCCTATCTCGGTATACAATTTTATGAAAAATGGATAGATGAGTCGTGTGCAACGTTTAGATAGTTATTTTTGATAATTTCAAGTATTTCCTCTTGACTTTGATTTACCCAAGCGTGATCACTCTCATGAAACCAGATTATGCTTCCTGTTTCGCCTTGTGCAATATAGGTGATCATGTTTTCATTAACAATTATTACTGAGTTATCATGTGCGCAATTTAGTTTTATCATTTCGCATATCCTATCGTGACAAAGTAACTAGAAAAACTAAAGAGGTTGGTGTGTATATATCGCTATCTACCATTTTTTTCATCTGCTTAGCTATTTGGCTTTTAAGAATATGGCAGGATTGCTCTGTCAGCCATGCTGCTGCGGTGAGAAATAAAAACGCCCTCATAAAAGAAGCTGAAAACGTTGTCTTATCAATGGATCACCTTTCATGGACCGAGATGACTACAGGGCAACAAGAGGTTTATGAGTGTGCGATTGAGCGGTTAAGGCTGCTTAAATCGTACAAAAAGAACCACGCACCCGACTCATTCCCATTCCTGAAAGAATGGCCGAGATGGTATGACCCGAAAAAAGCAACCATCAACCGCTAACCAACTTTTTACTGCTGGGCTTTCTCACTTGAAGCCTGAATTAGAGGTGTAAGAGTTTCAGATACCCGTCTGATCGCTCTATCATAAGCAGTACTTCCTTTTGGCGTGTTTGCTAACTTTAGTAATGCGTTCCTCATCGCGCGTGACTCATAGCCCCTGCCAGCCATACCGATACCAGCTCCAACTGCCGCAACTTTTGCAAACATTGGATTTGTAACAGACGCAAGAGCTGTTATCAGCGCTGCTGGACCAGCTACCATTTGCCCTGTTAGTGGGCTTGCGGCAGCAGTAGCTGCCTGTCTAGTGGAATCAAGATATTTCATTATCCCATCAAGCTGTTTCCCATGCTCTCCTCTGAAGAACGTCTCAGCCTGCTTCCGATTCCTTTTCATTTCATTAATAAACTTCTCAACGCTAAGCTTTCCTGAATCGCTTGTCGCCTTATCCATTGCACGCTGAACAAGTGCTGCTCTAGCATTTTGACGCCCACTATCATCAAGCAATCGATAAAGTTGCGCCCTTTCCGCTGGGCTTTGGCTGAATACTAGTTTAGTGACATCTTCTGGCGTTGTTTTACCACTCTGAATAGCTTTTTGGACACGTGTATTGCTCATCATGTCGTTGAACTTTGCCCAAGAACGATCAACACGCGACATGTTTTGCGCTTCCTTCGCACCTAGTTTTGCGCCAACCGCTTTTTTCATGTCTGTTGTGTATGCGTTATAAACAGACTGCGCAGCTTTCTCCAACGTATCTCTATCGACCTCGTCAGGTGCTGCCATAAAGCGCTTACGTAAGTTTGTACGGTTTTCTCTAGCTAATTGCAGGTTATTTGGACCGCTGGTGATGTCATTTCTAAACTGTTGAAGGACAGAAACAGCTGAGCGGTCTTGCGATACTCCTGGGCGAGTTAACTTGGAAATCTGCTCATCAATTGCTTTCACTGTTCCAGTGATGTCAACAGGAGTATCCCCCATCAAACTGATGATCCTGTCGTACCGCTTGCCAGCAGCCTGAATAAATTGCTGCTGACCACGAGTAGCTGATTGGTAAAGTTGTGCGTCAGATATTCCACCAACATTATCGCTAAATGTTCTAACTAAATCTTCCCTGGCCTTTTGCTGTGCATTTCTTATCCCACCTGTTCCGGCTATTGGGATTCGCTCAGCCATAGCTCGTGCTTGCTTACCAATATTTGTTCCCGGTTCCACAAGATCTGTTGTCATCAGTGGCAAGTTGTTCTGCTTGGCAAAGTCAATCTGAGCTTGTTTTTCAGGAGCAATCTTACCCATAGCAGAACGAGACACTGCGCTTGCGGTGTTTTCTACACCCTTCAGTACCCCACCAAGACCAGCAGAAATTGCAGTTTGAACTGGATTAACATTCTCACCGCCAGCGATCTTAGTGGCACCCTGTAAAGCTAAATCAGTAGCGCCTGATTTTAGTGTTGCACCTACAACAGACGCAGCTCTACCTGCTGGAGTGAATGCAAGAGCATTTGCCAAGAATGACGTTATATCCTGCGGTGACAAACCAGGCTTGTTAAGTGCATATTCCCCTGAAGGAAGGGTGACTATGGAATTTCCCTTCTCATCCTTCCGGATTTTCCCGCCAATACTTTGCAGTATTTTCTCCTGTGAAGCGTCGGAACCAAATAGCTGCCCCAGTCCAGCACGCAGCGCATCAGTGCTTAAGCTATTAAGCTCTGGAGCAGACCCAACATTTTGCAGTCTCTCCATTTCTGGTGTCATTCGGCTTTCACCGGTAACGGCATCGCGCATTGCAGCACCTAAAACAGCCCCTTGCTCAGCAGAGCGATCTAGTCCTTCCTTCTGCTGAGTGGCAAGCTGTGCATATCCTGATGCAAGTGAGTTGTCTGCTGGAGATTGCTGAACACCTTGTTGTGTTGGTGCTGACTGACCAGCAAAATACTCATCAATGGCGGTGCCAATATCTTCGGTGCTCGTACCATCAGGAAAGGTAAATGTCTTACCGTTTGCAGTTACTTTCATCATTCCACCGTAAATTGAATGCCTGATTTTGAGGTATATGATCCAACCTGATTCCTTGGTTCTCCTGAAGGTGTCGAATCTTGTGCTGGCGCTGCGTCAGTATTCATTGACATATACCGCTTAACGGCACTCCCCAATGATTCACCTTTTTTAACATCCAACCCCAATATCTGACCGCCATTACGCGATTGTCCTGGATTGCCATTCGCGCTCATCCACTCGGCTTTAAACTCATTAAACTGCGCGTTTCGTCGCTCAAGGTTTGCCATAGCATCAAGCCATCTTGCGACCGTCTCAGGGTTATCCATGTCAGTTGGTGCACCCTGACGAACGATCTCAACGTCTTTATCCGTTGCGGGGCCGGGAGGTAGGAATTTAAGAACCTGACTGTTAACAAGGGCATTTTGGCGAATGCGTAAATCACGCAATGTCGTATCGCTTCCGGTAAGTTTTGCGAACATGTTCTGTGCGTTACCGAACAAACCTGTCGTTGGTTTTTCTGCTCTGAACTGTTGAGCAAGCGCACTCATAGAATTGGCTGAGTTTGATGATGCTGTGGCATTGTTTACAGCCGTCTCGATGCCTTTTTCCATGTTTACTGACAGCTTAGGTGCTTCGCTAATCAACTGCTGAGCCTTTTCCTGCGCTTGCTGCATCTTAAACCCGAACTCCTGCTGATCCAGAGCCAAGCGTTGTGCTGCGATATTGTGCCCAGTCATTGCTGACTGATAGGAAAGGTTTTGCCCTCTCGCCTGAAGTGCTTCTCCAGCCTGATTGCTGCGGATTGTCTCTGCCAGCCTGCCTCGGTCAATTTCACGACCAGCCATCTTGTCCTGAACATTGAAGTAATCAATCGGACCAAGAGCAGCCATTCCAAGGTGATCAACAAACTCACCAAATCCTGAAGGGTTCTGCTGATACATCTGAGCAACGCTGTTATGGTCAACACCGACGCGAGTCAGTTCCTTGGCGTTGTTTTGCAGCCATGATTGCATTGCTTCTGGAGACGATGACGCAAGGCGTGCGCCAGCCGCTAAGGTGCCGATAGAATTACGTTGGTCTTCATCAATGAATCCCATGCCTTTACGAACGGATTCAATCTGGTCTGGATATTGAGTAGCCAACTGACGCAAAGCACCGCGATCACCAGACGCATAAGCATTAGCGTATGCCTGCTGAAATTCTTTCTGCCGCTGAGCCTGCTTTTCCTGCTGAAACACCCCCGCAATACCTGAAAGGCCTTGCAAAGCAGTCAGCCCAACATTGTTAGAGCCTGAACGCTCAATATCATTGTTCTGCCTGATAAGTTGAAGCGTATTGCCGATGTCATTTACGCTCGGGGCGTTTGAGTTGACGCCGCCGATACCAGCCAACAATCCGCCGTTTGTTCCTTGCCAAGTAGCCATGATTACCCCTTAAAACAACGAGCCAAGCAATCCGATACCAGCACCAATGCCAGCGCCCCAAGGCGTTGATGTTCCCAAAAGGCTGGCAAGACCTGCACCGGCAATCGCACCAGACGTGCCGCCGCTAATTGCAGTCTGAAGACTTGATGGTTTATTGGCATTAGCAGCGGCAAGAGCTGCGCTTTGCTGTGCAATGCTGCTCATGTTGTTGGCGTACGTCTGCCCGGCGTTTGCCTGACCTTGCAGAGCACCAAGCCCAACGTTTGCCAGATTGTTGTAATTGCTCATCTGATTTGATAACCAAGACTGACCGAGTGTCGGCGCGATCGTAGCCAGTTGATTGCTTGTGGCTGTCGAACCAAGTCCCCCCGTCGCCTCCGCAGCAGCAAGACTCTGGTAACGAGCCTGGCCTGCAAGGTCTTTATACTGCTGAGAGTTGTAATACTGATTAAGTGCCTGACCCTGTCCTTCTAAACTGGAAAGGTTCTGAAGCTGGTTAACATACTGCTCCGCAAGCGGCGTGAACGGAGCAAGGTTTTTCATGATCGTCTGCCACTGCTGATTTTGCAGGTCTGCGGCATACTTCTGAGCTTCTGCTGCATACTTTGCGCTTTTATCAGAACTGCCACCTTTCCCACCCTTTTCAGGGCAATAAGGTTCCTCGCCGCGCAGTTTTCTGCCCAGCTTAAATGCATATAACATGGCTATCTCCCGTGATTCAGGAAGTCGATTAGTTCTTCTCGTGTGGCGCTGTAAAAAGTCACGTCATCCACGCCTTTGAAGTATTTCTTGATGGTTCCTACACGCTTAAGGCCAATCATTGCGCAGTACATCTGACCGTGGCGGAATTTGCGTGCGGCGAACGATGTGACGCACTGAACGGTGGTGTTAGTCAGAATGTATCGCCAGAACGCCAGCCCGATTTCCTTGCTGAAGCCTCGAATCTCTGACAGGTACATGGCGTGGCAATCGAATGTAAGCGGCTGAATCTCCTGATAGTAAACAATGCCGCCGAACTGCCCGTGCACGTTCACCTCGAAGTAACGGCATTCAGGCTTGTAGTCGTATCCATCACCGTTGTTGCTTCCGGCAATAATGTCAGGGTGATTTCCGACTGCTTCGATCAGGTCGATGTTTCGCGTTGGTTTGAACTGAATCATTACTGCTCCGCGATTATCTTGATGGTTGTGGCAGTAAACGCCGCACCATTTGACTGAATGGTTAACGTACTGCCATTTGTGGCAAGAAAGCCGTCTTTATCTACGCTGAAGAACGTAGCTAACAGGATGTTATCGGTTGTTGTCGCCGCATTACGACTGCTGACCAGTGTGTCAGGAACAGAGCCGGAAAAGGTTAGCTGCATTGACCTGTTTGCGGTTCCGCTGGGCCACGTCCCGACAATCGACAGCTTGAAGAACAGGGTTTTGTTCTCGTTGAACACAACCATCTTGTTGTTAACGGTGTCGAAGAATGGTGCCAACGAGCCGGATGACGGCGTGAGCGTTTTCAGCAGGCTAACAAGGTTGGTCGGCGCTGTCGGGATGGTTACAGATACGCCAGAGTAAACAACCTCTGACTTCTTGCGTGTGGTTGCATACTCCAGAGCATCGATGCGAGTTTCATGGTCTGAAACCTGCAATTCCAGCGACTGAACTCTGGTATCAAGCGACGCAATATCGCTTTCATTCTGAGCTATTCGTGTTTCATGTTCCTGAAGAGTTGATTCTGCCTGGCTGATTCGCTCCTCATGATTAACAAGCGTTGCTTCCGCAGCAGAAATTCGCTGCTCATGGTCAGCGAGAATCACATCCTGCTCATCGTTCCTGAATTGTGCGTCATAAGCGCCCTGTCCGGCCTCGTTGGCCTTGTTAGCCACATTACCAACATCAGTACCCTGTGCGATAACGTAAAGCAGATACGACTGCGAGAAGATATTGCGTGGAAGGATTGATGTATCGAGCCGCGTAGCCTGGATGATTACCGGCACATTGAGATTCGAATCCGCCATTACTCAATCCTTATCTGGCAGCCAGACAGAGTGACAGGTGACTTCGTGATAACGCGCAATTTGAAGCCAACATTTTTCCTGATTCGCCCGACACGCTTCCACAAAACGCGCTTGTCGTAAACGAACGGTTCATTCTGCTCAATCATCTGCTCACGACCGTAATTTATGCCGTCAGTGGTTGCAGAGAGGAACAGGCGGTCAGCATACTGCGCAACGCCAGTTGAAGATTCAACTTCAAGGTCGAAAACTCTGGCGTTATCCGCTTTGAACAACGGAGTAAACAGCAGGTGTTCCTGTTGCTTGTCGTACTGGCTGCTGATATCGAATTGCAATTTCCCGGTCACGGACTCCAGCTTATCGCCGCACGTTATTTGATTGCCTTCGTAAATGAAGTCGATAGCGCGGTACACATCGTCATACAGGCCTGTTTTCAGTACACACCATTGCGGACCATTGGCACTTGAAGATGCGTCGTATACGAGGACATGGCGCGGAAGATGGATAATCAGCAGCTCATGCGCATCAAATCGCAGCGATTCCATCACGCCATCAGCCAGTTCATCAGCAGTGTAGGAACGGAGGATTTTCTCAATGCTCGCGCTGGCGATTGGTGACACCTGACCGGAGCCGATGATGTATACAGACGGCGCACCTGTTGCCGGATTGCTGATGAATGCATAAGAATCAGCAAACGGCGTTTTGCAGTAAGTCCCGGCGATGCCTTTTTGCACCATCAGTGATGGCTGTGCGACATACAAAGCAGCACCAACGGTGGTTGCGCCAGTCAGGGAGAAATATTCAATAGTCGATGAACCAAAGCAGACTATGAAGTCTCGCCATGTACCTATGCCGATGATGCCGTCAGGCTGCGACTCTGCGCGATATTGTGCGCTGTATCGGTCAGGATGTGATTCGTCTTCAAGGTCAGTGATAAACCATGAATCAGTGCCGTCTTTTGACCACGCATAACGCCCACGTAAGCGCGTAATGTCGCGGACTGAACCTAACTCATACTGCGTGAATCCGCTGTCTGTAGGCCAGTTTGAGACTGTTTTAACCGTGCCATCATAGCGATACTCGACCAGTTGACCATTAACGCCTACCGCCTGAGATGTTCGACCATGCGCCATTGATACGCGACCACTTCCGGCGACGTCACCGACTTCACTTTCGCCCTTATACAGCTTGCCACCACATACGCGATAAACAGCATTCTGCGCCATGTTGTACTCAACGCCGCGAGATACACCGTTCACATCAGAGCGTTTGGCAATGCCCGGAAATGAGCGAAGATATCCGCTGCTGTTCAGGATTTCTTTGGGTGTAGCCAACATATTCACTGGCAGATAGTCGATATAGTCGGCGTTTCTGAAGTCTTTGCCGACACCTTTCATAAGCGGAAGTTGCTGAATAGGCATTTATTCACCTATGCGTTTGGGATATCGCCATCAATCAGAGGGAGATCGCCTGGATAATATCGGTCAGATGTGAACACGTCATATTTATTACCCTGTCCTACAGGAAAATCTCCACGTCGTCGCATTGAAGGAACAACCAGAGTGTCGGTCATCAAGGCATCATATGAGCGTTGGGCGTTACTGAGAACTTGCGGAGTTGGTTCAAGGCTGTAATCAGATAGCATTCTCAGCAATAACTGATAGCCTACTGCGTGTTTGTATTTTCTTGGAAGACCTGACTCATCATCTGGTAATGGCTGCTCATCTCCAGTTGAGAAAGCGTAACCAATGTCGCCGGGGTTAATCATCCACTCGGACATCATATCTTCCAGATCATTTACACCATCTTCAATTGATTGCGGCTCAACATCAGTCAGCGATGCATTAGAAGCAATAGCAAACTTACGAAGCGCAAAAAGGACGATCTCACCCTTTGTCAGTACTGTTGCCATTGTCTGCCGCCTTACGACCTCGCTTACTGGTCGGTTTCAATTCATCAACTGAGGCAACAAAGCCCAACTTTTCGAAAAACTGGAAGTCTTTTTCTGCGATAACGGCCTGTACATGCCAGGATTCGTTATCTGCGGCAAGGAATACACTCATGCGATCCATATTTTTTCCTTAAAACATAAAAGGGGCGTAAGCCCCTTGTTATTACGGATTACCGAAGAACTGACCGCCCATGTGAGGGTTAAAGCACACATATGCAGGCAGTAAGTCAAAGCGCATTTTTTGCACGTTGGCATCGCCATCTGCGTATTTATGTACGCGGATGGAGAAACCTTCATATGTTGCAACAGCAGAATCAATACTGTGCAGTTTCGGCAGTGGGATAGAGCCAAGTCCACAGAAGAACTTGTTATAGAACAGGTTTGGCTTCATTGTCTGGCTAGCAGTGCCTACCACAGATACGGCATCGCCTGCCGCTACCTGACGACTTACAGAGTTGTACTGCGGGTTTGTAGTGTCATAAATCGGAACACCAGAAAGCGTAACCGTCACATCGCCACTGCTGTCTGAATCAGCATCAGCAGTAACCGTTGCTGTGAAGCTAATTGGTGTGGCTCCGTTATACAACGCCTGTTTGGTCTGCTGTTGCAGCCAGTAGGTATTGGTGAATTTAACCTGATCACCAGCTTTCAGGAAACCTGTAACGCTGGCTGTCGCCCCGGTCAATGTTACAGTGAACTGGTATGAGTCTTTAACTGCGTTATAGGTAACAGTTGGCTGTGTTTTGACTGTCAGTGTTCCGCCAAATGCCCCCTGCGTACGAGAGGCAAGCCCATTAGACATCAGTGCGCGAATGCCGCCAAAATTGGTTGGGATCTGCGCATTCTCCCATGCAGTACGAACCAATTGATCTGAAGCGTGCAAACCAGTCTGCGCATCAGCAAGTCGCTGTGCAGACCATGGATCCATTACAGCATAGTTTTCACCTTCATTAACGCCGAGGTCTTTCAGGAAAGATGCCGTCTGCGCAACATCAGACCATTTGGTGATTGGAGTATTGGGGCTACCAAGTGACAACGCACCGTTATTCATCATGAAGTGAGCAAGCTCTGTTTCAAGGTCGGTAACGATTCGCTGGCGAACCGGCGCGAGAATTTCTTCCAGTTGGTTAAGCTTGATCGCTTCCTCCAGTTGCTGATATTCAACAGCAACAGTGATGTAGTTACCTACACGCCCCGTAGCTTTACCTGAGATCAGGTTGTTTTTATTTTGCCCTGAAATATCACCAGTGGGAGTACGGAGGGATGAGAATTGATGCGGACGTTTAAAGCTAACGCTATCGCCAGTGCTGGAGTTGATTTCACCTGCCAGCAACTGACGGTCTACGGTTTTCGCCAGAACTAAATCTGACATAAAACCCGGAAGGAATTTTTTCAGAACGATTTGACTGACGTTACTGTCGAGATTGTTAAGCATTTATCTTTTCCTTATTCGATTTTTGCGCCGGGGCATAATTTGTTGAATTCGTCTTGTTTCGCATCAGCACCGCCACCACGTACTTCCGGCTCTGGCTTGATGGCTTTCTTTGGTTTTGGAGCAAGGCTTACCTGTTTGCTAATCTGCCCCAAGAGGAATGCTGCGCGAATTGGATCTGTCTCAGCGGCTACACGCTGGCGTAATTGCTGGCTCTTACCTAAGCCATAGGCGAGTAGTTCAGAGCCTTCGTCTGCACAGTGAATGATGATTTCCTGCTGAATTGGTGGTAGCTCACTAAGAACAATGGCCTCCATTTCCTGATAATCTTTCACAGGAAGTTTGGCTGCCCGTTGTTTATGCGCTTCTACCCTTTGCTGGAAACGCTGTTGGTATTCCTGTTGCTGACGTAGTTTTTGTTGCTGCTGCTGTTCGACACGGCCTTTTTTCTCATGCCAATCAGTCAATGCCTGTTCAAACGCCTGTTCGTCATAATCACACGACTCAAGAGTCGGTTTTGGTGGAATAGCGTCTGGTTGTGGTTGCTGATGTTCCGCAGGCTTGGCTAATGCTTCCTCAAGCTGGCGGCGCAACTCACGGTTTTCTTTCTGTGTTTCTTTGAAGCCTTTGCGAAGATCTTTCACCCATTGCGGTGCAGGCTGCCCGTCAATGTGATCATCATCGTCAGCGTTAAGCTGAATTTCTTCATCACCAATACGCAAGGCGTAATCTTCTGGTGTCTCTTCGGTTTTTTCAGGATCAGTTGCCATCTCTTTTCCGTTGTCATCCTGGCTTTCATTCTCAGGATGTGACTCTGTTTGGATGATGGTTTCTTCTGCATTTTCCTGTGTTTCAGACAGGTCAATAACCTGACCGTCGATGATCAGTTCGTTTTCCATTGATTACTCCTGGTTAACTCGGCATTAAGTCTGCCGGTGACTGTGGTGGTGACTGGAATTGCTGTTGTTGTGACTCGGCGACATCTTTCAGAAGGCGTATTGCCTCCATCACTGCTTTGTCATCGATGTTTCTGGCTTGAGCCAGTTTATAGACAGTGTTTGCCTGACTCTCCATCGCATCCTGCTGGGCAGTAAATGCTTTGATTTGAGTTTGAGCGGTTTCGTTAGTTGCTTTTTGCGCTTCTGCCTGCGCTGCTACCATTTGCGCCTGAGCGAGAACCATTTCAGGATTTGGCTGGCTTTGTGCTGCCATTTGCGCCTGTTGAACAATCTGCTGCTCTTTCTCATTGCGTGGTTTTGCAATACCAGATATCAGCAGTTGGTTTCGGTTGTACTCTTTGAAGTCATCAAGGCCTTCGCCATCGATATTGTCCAGAATAATACCCTGAATTGCCGGGCGCATTGGGTCTGTTGGAAGCATAGAGCTAAGGACATTTGTCAGTACAGAAACCGTTGCATCACGTCGTGCTGTGTAGCTTGGTCCAACATCAACCGTCACATCGTATCGACCGACAGAAAGGTCATTTAACGCAACAACAGCCCCTGTTTGCCTGTCAACAACCTGTGCGCTCAGGACAGCGATATCATCACTTCCATCTTCGTTAACTATGCGCACTTCACGCTCTGAACCGTACACTTCACGCGCCATTGACAGCCATACTTCACCAGCGCGTTTAAGACTTTTCGCCATATTGTCCAGATAGATAAACGAAGCCATATCTGCTCTGTTCATCAAGTTGTTAACCGTTTCCTGAGCAATATTACTTGGCATCTGCTGCATGGCCTGACTGCCACCTGTAACCTCCTGAATATCAGCACTGGTTTGCTGTAGTAATGCAGCCAATGCCTGATTCATAACCGCAGGCTGTGTATATCCTGCCGGGGTAGCTCCAGCGATAATGTTGCCAGATTTATCTCTCACTTCGCGCAACGGCAAGAACGCTGGGCGTTTCTTGTTACGAGCCTCCCAGTGCTTCTCAAGTCCACGAATTTGCTCCATGCCAACTATAGGGATCTGACCGGGGTCTTGCGCTGCAGTATCAGCCAGCATTGATACCTGAAGGTTATACAAACGCTGTGGATCCATTGCTTTTGCAATATGTCCTTCGACACGCTCAATGTCATCAATGAACCAGCGTTTTCCATAAACCGGGATGAGGGGGATATGCTCACCAGGAATACGTCGAGGTTTCTCAAGGAAACCATCACCATCCACTACGGATACATACACACGACGGCGCTTCACTGAGCGCCTTGCCACTTCATGAAATCCAGCTATTGCCAGTTCATCTTCAATATCTTCAACCTGATCACTGTCGTATGTTGCAATCTCTCCAGTGATTGGATGTCGATAACTGATGACGTCAACAGACTCTTTACGAACTTCGTAATACTTCGCTATGTAAATAACATCTGCATCAAACCAGTCATATTCCCAACTGGTCATAGACGTTACATCCAGAGAAGCAGGAGGTTTCTTTCCGTATTCAGCCTCATATTTTTCAGGTGACAACGAATACATGCAGAACGCCCACAACGCGTCAGATTTGTCGTACTTCTTAGCGTCAGGGTCAAACCACACAGAGCGCGACGGGTCGTATATTGGTTCAATAGCAATGCGCTGACGATCGTCCATGGGGTCGTATTCATTGACCAGCATCGACGTCAAACGGAAGCAACCGAAACCACCAGTAGCAGCGTCGTCAAATGCATTATCGCAAGCCTCACCGCCATCAGTTTCTTCGTAGTCAGCACGGAACAGACCATTTAATTTATTGGCTAACTCTTCGCTTGCCTCTCTGTCACCAGGACGAAACTTAACGGTGATTCTGTTATTGCGGTATTCTGCAATGATGCGGTTAAGTTCAGTTGCTACCTTATTGATTTCAAACTTAGGATACTTCTCGAACTGCTCATCAAGCTTAGTCCCAGCCGCCGTTGCTCCTTCCCATTGACCTCCGGGGACACGAGCAAACCTCGTAGCTTCAATGCACTTTTCGCGCACTTCCTGCTGTGGAGAATAGGCGCGGTCAAACCTGAGCATGATCCGCTCATGTTTTTTCTCTAATGTCTCTGCCATGTTTACCAACCGGAGGATGAGGGAACGTATATTTCTGTTTCTTCGCGGACCAATGCCGGGCAATGCATACACATCATCAGCGCATCAGCCAGGTTAGGTGATTGGATACCGAGCTTCTGCTTCATTTCGACCTTAGTCATAAGCTCCAGCTTCCCGTTGTTATTGAATTTGCGCTGAATCTGCGTCAGTTCTGCAAACAGCTTCTCCAGCATCTTCTCGCCTATCGCTTCTTTGTCGAAACTCAGCATGTCGTCGGGGTCTGCATACTCACCGTGGGCAACCGCCCGATATGTCAGATACAGCCTGTCAGCCAGCGCGTAATAGAATTGTGCTCGCTTATTGCGGAACACATCGCCAATAGTGCGAACGTTGTCACCCTGTACGACTTCATCAGCCCATGCTCCGGCCTGATACGGCGCATCTTCATCGAATGGCGATTCACTGCCCTTGAACATCGTGGCGGTGATTTTCTTGCCGGAGAACGCTTCCGTTGTCTGTCTGCGTAGCCCGGCACCAACACCATCACCATCCCACAGGTAATGGTCAGCACCGTCTTCAATCGCCAGCGAAGTAGCCCAGTCAGCACCCTCGTTGATGTCCATCAGCAGACCTTCGGCAATGCGCTTAACCACCGAACCGTGACGCGATGCGTAACCTTTAGCATCTGGCCCTGTATCTGACGGGTCATGTGCAGAAACAACAGCGCCTTTCGCTTTCCATCCGAGTTTCTTGTGCGCATCGGTTGCGGCTTCAAGCCATTCACGTTTGATGATTGCCATATCACTTGCGCTTACTGGCTCACCAAGCCAGATGTGACGATACAGTGTCGGATTTCTGCGTTTGCACTCTTCCATCTCCAGACGGAGAACTTCAGGAAAATGCGGGTTGTCGGTGTAGTTCACCGTCAGCAGACAAATATCATCGGGAGGATTTACGACGAATCGCTGATAGGTATCGTCGAGGATGTTTTTCGGGTTGAAACTTACCCATATTTCAGAGAACGGCTTACGGATGGTTGGAATCAGGATATCCCACGATTCCTTCGTTACCGCTTCCGCTTCTTCCACCCAGCAGATATCAATGCCTTCGAGCGATTTAATCTTCGTCGGGTTGTTTTTGATGCCGTAGAACATGAACTCAGCATTCGTTCCGAGATGACGAATCATTGAACGCTGAATTTCAAACTCAGCCGAATACCCTTCCCGCTCGATGGTATCTTCAAGTAACCTGATTACCGAATCGCTGATACTGTTTTGCAGTTCACGAGCGCAGAGAATACGCACAGGCTGCCGACGCGCCGCTTCAACAAGCAGTCTCGCAATTGCCCATGATTTACCGCTACCTCGACCGCCTTTGGCGACTTTGTAGCGATGCGCCTCAATGAACGGTTCAAAGATAGGATTAATCGAGGTCATTTTCCGAATAGAGTACTCATCGGTGATGTTTCAATCTGGATTGCGCCGCCGTCCTTACCGACAAGCTCGTTAGTTACCTTGTCGCCATACTTACGGGGATTCATTCGGGCCAGCGCCCATTTGCGGGTATCAACGCGAAGTCTTGCCTTTGCCACCTCAGCAGCATCTGGAATCGCATTGTCAGCAATTTCGAATATCTCTTCGAAAATAGAATCAGCTCGTGCCTCAGTTGCCTTCGCGTACTTGTCGCGAAAATCCTCATGCTTTGCCAACCAGCGGAAAACAGTGGACTTATCCGGCATACCAGGACGCTTACATACTTTCAGCAAACTTTCGCCAGAAGAAAGCAACGAGCAGATATCGTCAGCCACCTCCGGCATATAATCAGAGGGGCGACCAGCTTTTGGTTCAGTCGCCATATTCATCTCACTTAATTGCCATTTCAGGCTGAGGACTCTTTCGCGCCTTCAATCAGTGACTGCTTCAGCAATTCGAGTGTACCAATCGCCTCGCATAAACTGATTTCACCATCGTAATCATGGATGACGCTTTCCAGCCGCTCGTATAGCTCTTGAGTAATTGGGAATTTCTTCTCCTTACCCAAATTGATTACGCGGCTCACATCATGCTCCGGTGGTGAACAGGTCTAACGCTTCCTTCGATTTGCGCACCGCTTCGATAGTGCGGGTCGTGATATCTGAATTAGCGCCGCCTGACTGGAAGTGAATTTTGAATAGCTCAAGCTTCAGTTCGTCAGTGCCAATGAACTGAAATGCTTCCTCTGCGGCTGCGTTCTGGTTCATGACCAGTTTGTAAATCTCTAGCTGGAATTTCTGTTCTTCAGTCATGGGAATAATCTCTGCCATTGTTGGCTCCGTTTATCCGTTAAAAGGGATATCAGTTAAGTTATCCCGTGTAGGGTATAAGCCATTGTCGAGACCACTCATTGAATGGTCTCTGCAATAACCGATGTCTTTCCATCAGTCCGCCACCACAAAGAATCTTTTTTGCCATAAGGCAGGAGGTTCATCTTTCAGTGGCTGCCAGTGTTATTTCCCCACTTACTGGCTTGGGTTGTTTCGCTGTACTGCCGCAACTGGAGGTGCACAGATTTAGTTAAATCTGTTCTCGCCTGAACTATCTTTTACATACCCGGATTGTGGGGATGTAAATCACGGTTTCATTATCAAGCCCACCCGTAGATGGGCTTTGGAATGGTCACTTTGGCAGTCCGGGGATCGATATTTGCGCCTGCTGCTCAAGCCTTTCGATTCTTGCTATGAGTTGCGGTTTTTTGATCCTGCCCCAGCGGTTCAGCAAGCGTCCTGACATACTGGCAACATCCTTTTCCTTCATGAACTCCAGCATTAACTCGTTGTGCTCTCTTTGGTATGAGTGAGCCATCTCCATCAGCCTGTCACGCATCCAATTAAATGCTTTGATAAACGCCTCTTTGATGGCGGCAGCTTTTTTGCCGGTAAACGACATGATGATGTACATCGCGCCGTCTTTGGAAATTTCATATTCAACATACTGATTACCCTTGTGTTCATAGGTAACCCGCGAAAAGTTGCTGGTTAGAAATTCATCCGAACAGTCTAGCTTTTCGATTTTCTGAATGATGTGGTGATGCTGCTTGTCGAAGTAAGCTGCTACCTTGCGGGAGGTTGTGATCACGCGATCACCAGAAACAACCACCATGTCCCGGAAATCGAGATTAGCCAATTGATGATTCATAGCGTCTTTACCTTTTAGAAAGTGAGCCTGTCTCACAGAAAAGCCGCCCGAGAGAGGTCGCCACCTATAACGGCATTTCTCAGGCTCGCTTACTGAAAGGCTCTCGTTAATATGCGCGTGAGATGCGCTGTGAAATTCAGATATAAAAAGCCCCGCGAATGCGAGGCTAAATCCTGGTATTTGTAATGACTGGCTCTTATCTCAACGCAGCCCCTTACCGCGCGCCAGATGCTCAATATCAAGCATCAGCAATGAGATATTTAATCCGGATTCACTCCAGAAGTGTTCACCACCCTGCCTACAGAGCCAGATGTGAAGGATGATGAGTAAAATTATCGCTATCATCGAAGGCATTGCGTCCTGATGTATTCCTGCAGGTAGTTAACCTGCGCGGTTATCCTGTCGATTCCACTTCGGAGACGGTAATAATTGAGTTCAGCATCTGCTGTAAGTCTTGGGCTTTCTCCATCGCCCATGCTGCTGGCTCCGGTCGTTGACTTTGCACAGGTGGCGGCGACTTGCAGGCGCTTACGACCAGCAGAAACATCAGCACGGAGACTTTCGATAGTCGCGTTAGCATCAGCAAGCTCCTTTGTGTATCTGGCGTCGAGTTCTGCTACATCACGTTGACGCTTCTGCATGTCAGCGATGATGGATGTGGCTTTATCGCGCTGCTCTTTGTAGGCGATTGCGTTATCACGGTAATGATTAACAGCCCATGACAGGCAGACGATGATGCAGATAACCAGAGCGGAGATAATCGCGGTTACTCTGCTCATACCTCAATCTCTCTGACCGTTCCGCCTGCTTCTTTGAATTTTGCAATCAGGCTGTCAGCCTTATGCTCGAACTGACCATAACCAGCCCCCGGAAGTGAAGCCCAGATATTGCTGCAACGGTCGATAGCCTGACGAATATCACCGCGATCAATCATCGGTAAAGCGCCACGCTCTTTAATCTGTTGCAGTGCCACAGCGTCCTGACTTTTCGGAGAGAAGTCTTTCAGGCCAAGCTGCTTACGATAGGCATCCCACCAACGGGAAAGAAGCTGGTAACGTCCGGCTGCTGTTGATTTGAGTTTTGGGTTTAGCGTGACAAGTTTGCGAGGGTGATCGGAGTAATCAGTGAATAGCTCTCCGCCTACAATGACGTCATAACCATGATTTCTGGTTTTCTGTCGTCCGTTATCAGTTCCCTCTGACCACGCCAGCATATCGAGGAACGCCTTACGTTGATTATTGATTTCCACCATCTTCTACTCCGGCTTTTTTAGCAGCGAAGCGTTTGATAAGCGAACCAATCGAGTCAGTACCGATGTAGCCGATGAACACGCTCGTTATATAAGCGAGATTGCTACTTAGTCCGGCGAAGTCGAGAAGGTCACGAATGAACCAGGCGATAATGGCGCACATCGTTGCGTCGATTACTGTTTTTGTAAACGCACCGCCATTATATCTGCCGCGAAGGTACGCCATTGCAAACGCAAGGATTGCCCCGATGCCTTGTTCCTTTGCCGCGAGAATGGCGGCTAACAGGTCATGTTTTTCTGGCATCTTCATGTCTTACCCCCAATAAGGGGATTTGCTCTATTTAATTAGGAATAAGGTCGATTACTGATAGAACAAATCCAGGCTACTGTGTTTAGTAATCAGATTTGTTCGTGACCGATATGCACGGGCAAAACGGCAGGAGGTTGTTAGCGCAACCTCTTGCCACCCGCTTTCACGAAGGTCATGTGTAGAAGGCCGCAGCGTAACTATCACTGATGAATTCATGATAGCCAGTGGCTACGGCTCAGTTATGGTGCTGGTTAACGGACTTGAACCGCTACCCATTCGCTTACAAGGCGACTGCTCTACCATTGGAGATAAACCAGCATATTTGGCGGGACAGCGTGGACTCGAACCACGATAAGAAGGTTAACAGCCTTCCGTAATGACCTTTATACGACTGACCCAAATAAAAAAAGCCACCGTTGCAACTTAAGAGTCACTAACGGCAGCTTACCTTCTAATTATGGCTAAATGGCTAATTGCATGTCAAGACTTTTAACAGCAATATGCTTAACTTTCTCAACACGTTTACGCATTTTGAAAGCATTTTGCATTGGTTGGTACAAAACAAATAATGACGCTTTCAGGATATCGTCAATTTCGTTTCTACAGGTTGCCAGTGAAGGTTTTCTCCATCCCTCGCCACCACGCCCACACATCTTGCGTGGCTTTGCAGTCGCGTGATAGTAGGATGCAATTGCTCGCTTAGATGAACCATGAGCGTAGTAGCTGAGGAGGATGCCAAAGGCTTTCTTGTCAATGTACATGACGGAATCGACGACCTGAGAAATCAACATTCCATCATCATCATTACACATTGGCCTTGTCATAACTCTTCCCGGCTCTACGCTCTCCATGAACTTAGCTATTACGCTGCTCATGCGCTTTTCCAGACGACCTGAATAAACCCATGCTCCCCACAGTTCAAGCCAGCCATTCAGCCACTCGTGCTGCTCTTTGGTGAGGTTTAGTTCTCTTATGCCCATGCGCCTTCTCCCTGTACCTGAATCAATGTGAGGTTTCCGCAGAACACTGCGCCGGTATCGATATACATCTGGTTGGCAAACTTGAGTGGTTTCACTGCTGGCGTATGACCAAAGATGAACGTGTCCGCTCCTTTGATTTCTTTCACGATCCCGTCTTGTGAGTTGCTGATTCGTTCGCGGTTCCAGATTACCTGCTGATGATCAACTGGCTTTCCAAACTCGTATTCGTCACAGGGATAATCGGCGTGGCAGATGACATATTTTTTACCTTCGCTCACCAGTTCGATGATTAACGGAAGTTCATCTGCTTTATGGGCAAGAGCTTTAGCCAGAATTTCTTTGTCGTAATCGAGATTAAAGAACCAGCCACCGCCATTAAACAGCCAGTGATTGACGTTTCCACGCTCTGATAAGCCATCAATCATCATTTGCTCATGGTTTCCACGTACAGCTCGGAACCAGGGGAATGTGATTAATTCCAGACATTCGACGTTCTCTGTACCGCGATCAACCAAATCGCCCACCGAGATAAGCAGGTCTTTTTTGGTGTCGAATCCTATCGTCTCCAGTTTTTTCATCAGGTTCGTGTAGCATCCGTGCAGATCGCCAACTACCCAAATATTTCGGTATTTGCTGCCATCAATTCTTTCGTAATAGCGCATCTCTTTCACTCCATCCGCGATGAACCATAAGAACGTCGTTGACGATGGCGTGCATTTTCCCGTCTTTATCATCAACGTATTTTCTGACCGTACCGCGACTACATTTCAGTCTGCGTGCTACTTCTGTCTGGTTTCCGTATGCTTCAACGAGCATGTCTGGAATGGTTTTTACTGAGAACGTCATGCGGCCTCACTTCTGCTGTTTCGCAGGTCTTTGAGTTTCTGCTGATACTCCGCCTTGATGGCCCTGCACTCTTCGACAGTCCAGCGATGGCGGTTATGGTTTGATTCGATTTCGTCTACTGCTTCCTGCCCAATGCGATTAATCAGTTCGACGCGATACGGAACGAGATTTCCGCTTTTGTGCTGGTTGCACACCACGCATTGCTTGTGAATATTGCGTTCATCAAATCGGAGTTGAGGTGCCGCAGCAGTTGTCCGGTAATGTCCGGCATCCCACTGAGCAGACGTGAGCGTTCCGCACGAGATACATGGTAAGTCGCGGTCTCTTTCTCTGATGAAGGCGTTTACGGCTTGTTGGGCTTGTTTAATCCAGTAACTGCGGGGCTTTAAGGCGAGTTTTCGAATCTTAAGTTTATCTTTCTGTTTCTGCTCCTCTCGTCGTCGTTTCTTCTCTGCTGCTTTTTCCGCTTTTTTGCGTTCTTTACTTCGTCGTTCGAGTGCTATCTTGGTTCCACACTCTGGAGAGCACCACCACTGATTGGCGAATGCAGGGTGAAACCATTCCCGACATTCTTCGTTTTTACATCGTCTTCGCGCTGGTTTAGCCATCGTCTTCTTCCTCGTACATTGAGCTATTCGGATCGCTCATCAGTTCTGCGCAGCAGTGCTCACACACGTGAACTTCCAGCACATGCAGCTTCTGACCGCAGTTAGCGCACGTTAAAGCTCGCTCGACGCTTTCTTTCTGGTATTGAATGGATTGGGATGGGCTAAGCATTATTGGATTCTCTGCATCATGAGAAAGACAATCATGGCGGCGCGGAGGGGATTTTCATGTATAGCTCGCTTAGATTTACAGTAGGCCACACCGCGTGCACCCCACTCGTCTTCATCGAGATTGATAATGCTAATCCTGTATTTTTCAATAATCGGCCATGCGTCTGCTGGGTTTGCGCATGGGTTAAAGGAGCCGCGCTCAACTTCTACTTCAACTGCGTCTCCGTTTACAATGTCTCCCTCAAATGAGATAAACACCATCGCGCCATTCTCACCTTCTTTGTAATCCGGTGATCCGTTATGAATGGCTTCGAATACCGCCACGTTAATTTCAAAATCACTTAACTGTGAATAATCCATTGTCATTTCCTCGCACGATGTCTTAGCCACCGGATATCCCACAGGTGAGCCGTGTAATTGAAGGTTTTTACGTCAGATTCTTTTGGGATTGGCTTGCGTTTATTTCTGGAGCGTTTCGTTGGAAGGTATTTGCAGTTTTCGCAGATGATGTCGGTGAAACTTCGTCGCTGTCTCGCCATACGTCCTCCTTTTCCTGCGGTAGTGGTAACACCCCTGTTGGTGTTCTTTCACACCGGAGACACCATCGATTCCAGTAAGGCTGTCCTGGTCGAAAGCGATCGTCTTCCTTTCGCTCTCCACATCGATAACAGTGCTTCATGCGATCACCATTTTGCATGGTTTAATCGCCATGCCGGGAGCAAGTTCAAAATCGGAGTCGCACTGATTTCCCCACATATCCCACCCGGTCACTTTGTCGCGGCTAAATAACTCACAGCGCGGCACGTCGCCAAGCAACTTAGCTAACATGTCTCTTACGATCGGTGGTTTTGCACTGTGCTCCATTCTCGGTGCGGTAAAGTGCTGGCATATTGAAGCGTCCATTCTCTCAGGCAACCGCCCTCGAACGGCAAACAAGCAATCCTCGCTATTTGCCCGGGTCATATGCCCCATTCCGATCGCACTGTTGCCTTTGTGCTTATTGGTTTTGTGCCAAGTAAAGCCTTTCATAGTCATCAACCTGAATCCCCACGCCTCAATTACCTTTAGCGCTTCGGCTGGCTGTGTCGGCACCCACCACATCGCTAACAAGCAAGATTCTGGATCCGCTAAATCCCATACTGGCAGTCGGCAAATGTCCTGAACATTCATAACATCGTATTTATGTCCAGCACCGCGATTGCCATCGTTGGCTTTGTCGCGATATTGCCAAGGCGGATCTGCGTAAATAAGTCGGTATTTGTTCATGCAGCTTTATCTCCCCATCTCGCTTTCCACTCCAGAGCCAGTCGCGCTTCGTCTGACCACTTAACGCCACGCTCTGTACCGAATGCCTGTATAAGCTCTAATAACTCCGCAAATTCGCTTACACGCATCCTGCTGGTTGACTGGCCTATTACCACAAAGCCATTCCCGGCAAGGTTAGGAACAACATCCTGCTGCTTTAATGCTGCGGTAAACACACACTTCCAGCTTTCTGCATCCAGCCAGCGACCATGCCATTCAACCTGACGAGAGACGTCACCAAGGCAAGCCCAAAGCTTTCGATTCTGGTCTAAGCTGCGGTTGCGTTCCTGAATGGTTACTACGATTGGTTTGGTTGGGTCTGGAAGAATTTGCTGTACCGCGTGAATAGCGTTTTGCTGATGTGCTGGAGATCGAATTTCAAAGGTTAGTTTTTTCATGACTTCCCTCTCCCCCAAATAAAAAGGCCTGCGATTACCAGCAGGCCTGTTATTAGCTCAGTGATGTAGATGGTCATCAGAATCCTCCTTTCTTCTTGGATTGCGGTTCCTCGCGTTCACGGCGGCGCATTTCAGCAGACTGTTGGTCTGTGTCATAAATAGCGCCATTTGCCTGAATGCAATACACCGTGCCGGTATTGCCATGACGATTGAGACGAAGGATTAGTTCGGTTTCACCAGGTGGAACACTGTCATCAAAAGCACCTTCACGATGGATCCCAACCCAATAATCGCAATCCTGTTCAATCTGCCCTGTATCTCGGGAGTCACTTGGTAATGGGCGTTTATTGGTTCGGCTTTCCAGTGCGCGGTTAAGCTGTGTCAGAAGCACAACAACACAATCAAGCTCTTTGGCAAGGTTCTTCAGTCCTTTGGTGATCATGCCGTAAGCAAGGTCGTTGCGATCGGCCTTCTCAGCGGTCATTAGTGTCAGGTAATCGACCAGAATCATGCCAACACATCCTTTTTCTCGCTTGATTCGACGACTTTCGCTGACGATTTGAGCCAGAGATAATCCCGGCGTGTCGTCGATGTAAAGCAGGTCGATTTCACTCAAGCGATTGGCTGTTTCGATCGCCCTGTTGAAGTCACCATCGTAATCACCCTGATAGCCGTCATCAGCGTCATTTGTCGCCGGAAGGTAAAAAATATTCGGGTTAACACCTGACTTCTGTCCTACCAGTTTTTCCAGTATCTGGTCACCGGGCATTTCAAGGCTGAACATCAGAGCGGGCTTTTTCTCATGCACTGCGCAGTTGATTGCCATCTGGCTGTATAGCGTCGTTTTCCCCATCTTAGGGCGAGCGCCAATGACAAACAGAGAGCCTTTCACCAGACCTTTCGGTGACAGCATCCTGTCCAGCGATGGGATCCCTGTGCTCATTCCTCGTTGTTCGCCTGACGGGTCAAATCGCTTCTCAAGGTCGCTAACCCAGTCTTCCATGACCTCACCAAATGAGCGAAGGCCGCGACGCGATCCGGTTTTTGCATGGTCTGTCAGTTGCGTGAAAATCGCCTGAATAGCTTCGTACTTCTGCGTTGCAGTCATTCCGTTGCGGGAATAGAGCAATTCCGTCGCTTCAGTCATGCGGTTGATGGCGTAGCGTTCCATTGCGGTTTCACGAACCTGCATTGCATAGGCAACGATGTTTGCTGCGCTTGGCGTGTTCTTTGCGATCTCAGCGATATAAGCAAAACCGCCAACAGACGCCGTTAACGATTTACGCTCCAGTTCATCGAAAAGCGTCAGACCATCTACTGGCTTTTGCTCACGGTGCATTCTGGTTATTTCTTCGAAAAGGATTTTGTGTGGCCGGCTGTAAAATGAGTCAGGCTTCAGCATCGCCAGAACCTTCTGGACGCGCTCACTGCTGTCATCATCCAGAAGCAATCCACCAATCACCGCCTGCTCTGCCTCGATGCTATGGGGCGGCGCATAAAAATTATCGGTCATCGTGTTCACCCTCACGAACTTTCAGGTAGGTATTATCGTTAAGCAGGAAATCAAATCCCTTTTTGTGCCAGACGGTTCCGCGCTGATGGTTTGGGCGCTCTTCGAACATCCATCGGCAATTTTCGCCTACGTAGCTCAAATAATTTCTCCAGTCCTGCATCGTGAAACCATGCCCGTCAAGCTGGCGGGTTATCACTCCGGCTTTGCGCCAGAACGTTCGGATCTGGTTTTTACGCTTGTCATTCAGTGCGCGGATTCTTGGCGCTTCAGGAAGGATTTCGTGGTAAGCATCGACAACATCCTGACAGCTAACGGAAGGTTTTTTCTTGTCAGACTTTTTGTCTGCTGTGGCACTCTCTAATACGTCAGTATTAGAGATATTATTTATATTATTGTTTATGGACAACCGTTGGACAACCGTTGGACAATCTCCGCTGAGAGCCGCGCCATTACTGGTGTTTGCGTTGGACAACCGTTGGACAACCGTTGGACAATTTTTTGCCTGAAAATCGTCATATTTAACGATTGTAAGCAGGCTAAATTTCTTCCCCATCGAGCAAATATTAAGCATCCCTTTCGACTCAAAAGTCCGCAATAAGCTCCGAACTTTGTTGTCGGGGATGAATGTTTCTCTGACCAGCGACGGGCGTCCAGTTATCATCTGACCGCGATCAACAGTTATCGGCCCGATATCCGTATTGACGACAGTAGATTCGTGATTAGCCTTGAGGATTAAGTGAAGCCAAAGATGTACTGCCTGAGAGTCCTTATAGAGCCTGCTGTCCATAAACTGGCGGTGTATAGAGACATACCCCATACTGGATGCCTCCTGATGTTGTACAGGGTTATGCCTGTAATCAGCTAACTTAACGACGCCCATGTTTCACTCCTGCTTTGGCTAGTCTGTAAACACCAACAAGGCGCTCTGCGAACGCCCTGTTATTTGCTGCGGCTACCACTAATCCCTCAGGTGAATCAGGGTGTCGAATCTCTTCTTTTTCCTGGTATTTCTTACGACGTTTTGTCATAATGACTCCTGTGGATTGATCCAGTCTTTCTACATCAGGCCTCGAAGAATTCGCCGTTCTTCGGGGCTTTTTCTTTTGTCAGCATTCTGGCTACTTTCTTAGCCAGTTCCGCCAACTCCTCGTCTTCAACACCCCACTCCAGTACAGCCAGAAGCATGGCCATCTTTGGGATAAAGCTGTCTTTCCATCGCGAAATTTGCGATTCATTGATCCCTAATGCATCAGCAACCTTTCGCTGACCACGTACAGCAATTCGATTCAGGATGTTGCTTGTAATTGCATTCGCTTTCTTGCGAGTACTTGTAAGTTCCATATGTAAGTATTTCCTTAACAAATAAGAAGTTATGCGCATCAACTTATGCGCGTTGTATTCCCGCATTTCGGCGGGAATGAGGACCATGACTGTTAAAGAGCAATTTGCTTATGCCGCTTTGCGGTAAGCGCTTTCTTGATACTTCAGGGCGCCAGCTGTAACGACTTCCAGTCGATAGGCGTCTTTCTCTGGGATGACTTCCTTCCACTGAGAGACTGCTGCGTCGCTAATGCCTAACGCTTTAGCTACAGCACGCTGGGTTCCGAAGTGGTCGATAACATCTTTCTTGTACATAGACTCGCTCCGAAATTAAAGAACACTTAAATTATCCACTAAAGGAATCTTAAGTCAAGTTTATTTAAGATGTCTTAACTATGAAAACTCAATTGATGGGAGAGCGCATTCGCGCTCGGAGAAAAGAACTCAAGATCAGGCAGGCCGCACTTGGAAAGATGGTCGGCGTGTCTAATGTTGCCATATCTCAGTGGGAACGCTCTGAGACAGAGCCAAATGGAGAGAACCTTCTCGCCCTGGCTAATGCGTTGAAGTGTTCCCCTGACTATCTGATGAAAGGAGAGGAAAGTCTTTCAAACATTGCCTATCACAGTAGGCATGATCCAAGAGGGTCATTCCCTCTGATTAGCTGGGTGAGCGCAGGATGCTGGATGGAAGCTGTAGAACCATATCATAAGCGTGCAATAGATAACTGGTACGATACAACCGTAGACTGTTCAGAAGATTCGTTTTGGTTGGACGTGAAGGGAGACTCAATGACGGCTCCAGCCGGTCTCAGTATCCCTGAAGGAATGATAATACTCGTCGATCCTGAAGTAGAGCCGCGTAACGGGAAACTTGTAGTTGCAAAGCTCGAAGGAGAAAACGAGGCAACTTTCAAGAAGTTAGTTATTGATGCAGGCAGGAAGTTTCTAAAACCACTTAACCCACAATATCCGATGATCGAGATCAACGGAAACTGCAAAATCATCGGCGTAGTTGTCGATGCAAAACTAGCAAACCTTCCATAAGGGGGCATTCGCCCCTTTTTTTATTTCCTTTAAAAATCAAATCTAAACTTAAGTTACGAAAGAAAATTTAAGTTTTCTTCAAAAATACTCTTGACCATTAATTGAAGAGATCTTAAATTTAAGCCATCAGCAGGACGCTGGAAGCCAAACGGAACAGATTGGCAGGCTCTTTAACATTGATGGGATTGTCCCGCCGAAATGCGGGAACCAAAGAGTAGTTGGCTTTGGGGTGACGTGAAGTGCAGCTGCACGACGGCAACCGGAAGATAAGCACCCGGCGCGTCACCGCCAAAGTCAATCATCGGAGGTCAACATGACAGTAGTCATTACATATCTGGCTGACGATAACGCCAGAAATCGCCGCAGAGCACGCAGACAGGCTCAACGTGAACAGGCAATGCAAGAGCAGCGACTGGCGCGAAAAATTGCGCTAAAGCTCTCTGGTTGCGTCAGAGCAGATAAAGCAGCATCACTCGGAAGCCTTCGCTGCAAGAAGGCAGAAGAAGTCGAGCGTAAACAGAACCGTATTTACTACCGCAAGCCACGCAGTGAAATGGGTGTGACATGTGTTGGTCGCCAGAAAATGAAATTAGGCAGCAAACCACTTATTTGAGGTGAGATATGACAAAATCATGGAGCGTACCTTTTCCTGAATCAGAAACTGAACATGATGGAATGCCTGTTTTCTGGAGATTCCAGGCGACAGTTGAAGAAGATGGAATCAAAATATTCGCACTTCAATATATAGCTTTTCATCAGACAGAGCATTATGCATGGTTGGTTCCTGCGCATTGGATTGTTAATTTTAAACCAGCACCAAATCAGTGGTTACAGGAATGGAAACAAAAGAGAAATAGATATGCAATTAAGAAAGTAGCAAAAAATGCAGAAAGATCTTTTGCATTCCCAACGAAGAAACTTGCCATTGAAAGTTTATTGCGCCGGAAGAAATACCATTTAATGAGAATCAAACAAGATTTGGCTATTGTATCAACTCTTGTTGATGGGATGAAGAATATTGATACATCAACACCAGATATTGAATATAACTTTGGACACAACCAAGAAACAGAAAATTGGGTATTCTACTAGGCCGCATAGTCGACCTTTATTTTTGGCATAAACAACAGAATAAAAACAGCACTGTGTATTCATTCCAACGAGTGAATACACGGAGCAATGTCGCTCGTAACTAAACAGGAGCCGACTTGTTCTGATTATTGGAAATCTTCTTTGCCCTCCAGTGTGAGGGCCTTTTTATATGCATACCAATAACGCTTCACTTGAGGCGTTTTCGTTATGCAATCAAACAGAAGGAGCATCCTATGCAACAGTTCGCTATTGCAGGGGCGGCATCGGTTCGCCCTTTCAACCCGATTTTATCGGTACAGCATTCACGAAAAAATATTTTAACCGGAGCAGACTTTAAACAACCAAGAATGAAAAGTTTGCTCGAAAAGCTTTGGGATATTTTGAAACAACAAGGCCGTCCATGAGTTTTACGGATAACTGGTCAGACGAAGAATTCATTCGTCAGATGAACAAAATGCTCAATCAGCACAAAGAACAGGAGAAAGATGATGATTCTGACTCTGAATGATAAGCGTGAAATATCGCAAATAATCGCAAGTTTTACTGATGAAGATTACGAACGAATCAACAGTGAAGTTGATCGCCTCTGCAAACGTTGCGACCCAATAAGCGAAATGCTTCGCTCATATAAACCAGATGAACACACTAAGGACGCTATCGACTGGCTGGAAGATGATGACTGTAACTATCAGGAAAAAGCCGCTGAATGGTTCTGGGATGCAATAACCGAAAGAGTTAAGGCTGAATATGCCTTCGCAATATTCAAACGCAGACACATTTATGGAGAAGCAGCATGAGCAATATCGTTGAATTCGTTAAACAGCAGGAGCAGTTATTCTGCGGGGCATTGACTGAACAGACGGTGACATGGGCTAAGGAAAGCCAGTTTGCAATTCAGTATTTCCAGAAAAATGATTACCTGGCTAAAACAGCACTGGCAAATCCAACCAGCGCACAGAACGCCATCATCAATGTTGCGGCGATCGGCATCACCTTAAACCCGGCTAGCAAACTGGCTTATCTGGTTCCGCGCGACGGCATGGTGTGCCTTGATATCAGTTATATGGGATTGCTCCATATTGCAATGGAGTCTGGTGTTATCTCATGGGGTCAGGCAAAACTTGTTCATGCTAACGATACCTATGAGTCAAACGGGCTTGATAAAGCACCAACCCATAAATACAACGCCTTCGGTGATCGTGGTGATATCGTTGGCGTTTACTGCACAGTTAAGACGCCAGCAGGTGATTATCTAACGGAAGAGATGAGTCTGGCTGAAATTGAGGCTGTAAGGAAAACAAGCAAGGCGGCATTCAGCGATAAAGGACCATGGGTAAATCACTGGAATGAGATGGCGCGAAAGACGGTCGTAAAGCGTGCAAGCAAGTATTGGCCTAAGGCATCACGTCTTGATAGTGCTATTCACGTACTAAACGAAGAAGAAGGTGTTTGGACTGAACCAGTTATGCCGCACAAATCAGAGGAAGATATCCGCGAAGATGAACGGAAACGCCAGCAGGAAATAACGGATAAAGCACAACTTCTTTGTGATGAAATGGCTCAGGCTGAAAACATGGATGATTTGAAGCGATATTTTGCAGAAGCATATCGCCTGACATCTGGAATGAAATTGCAGCAGAACGTACAAGCCATTTACATAGAATGCAAAGCGAAACTGGAGGTTGCCAGTGAGCAAACTGTATGAAATAGCCAATGAATACGCAAAGCTGATGGATTCAGATTTAGAGCCAGAGATGATTGCTGACACAATAGAAGGAATGGAAGGAGAATTTACCGATAAAATAGAGCAACTTCTTGCCATTATTAAAAATGAATCTGGTTATGCTGAACGCCTCAAGGACGAGGCAAAGTCACTGAATGAACGAGCAGCAGTAATTCAAAATAAGATTGACAGCATTATGGCGTATATAGCGTCATCGCTTGAAATGGTTGGCAAGAAAAAGATTCGAGCAGGTATTCACCAGGTAACAATCCGCAAACCGTCAGAAACTGTAGAAATCATCGACTCAAGCGCCCTTCCTCCTGAATACGTTGAGTTTGAAACGACAATTAAAGCCGACAAACTGGCAATCAAACACCAACTAAAAGCAGGAATAAATATCCCCGGCGCTCAACTCAAAGTTGGGAAACCTTCACTTCTTATCAAATAACGGTATCGCCTATGAAAAAGACTCCATGGGAGAAATGGGAAGTCGATTTCTTGCGCGAAGTGGCGTCGACAATGCCAGTTGAAGTTATCGCTGAAAAACTGGAAAGGACTGAAAAAGCAGTAATGGCGAAAGCAACAAGGATTGGCGCTGACATTGTTAGCCGACTTCGTGGAAGACGCTGGACAAGAGCCGAAGTATCACTTTTCGGTAAGTTCTCCGCAGAAGAAATAGCAATTGCAACCTGCCGCTCAATTTATTCAGTGAGAGCTATGCGATACAAGCTAAAAAAACTCGATGAAGAAAGAGCAGGCATACGAATAAATTAACATGGAGTAATTAACAATGAAGCTAAACATCGACCTAGGAAAATACGTTATTACTGGAACAAAACACGATCTGATTCTTAGCGAAAGAGGAATTATCAAAGAAGGCGAGAATGCAGGGAAAGAAACACTAAGTCGTATCGGTTATTACAGCAAGTTTGAGCATCTGGTCAAAGAGTTATGCAACCGTGAAATCCTGTTATCTCAGGCGCAGACGCTACAGGATATTCAGCAGCATATCGAAACTTTAGGTATGTCACTTAGCATGGCTATTGACCAGTTCGTTGAGAGTAAATCATGAGAGGACTTGCATACAATCCCGGCATTCTTCCGGCAGAAATGATTATTCGCCAACGCGTAAAGCCAATGCCATCGAGAGAGGAATTGCTTAAGAGAAATTCTTTTCCATCAGTGAATCAAAACAAATATCTGAATGCGATGTTGCGCAAAGGAGGCAACCAGTGAGCAAGATTGACTATCAGGCACTGCGTGCTAAGGCAGAAAAAGCAACGTGTGGCGAGTGGTCGCTCGAATATGGAGATGGCCGATTTGATGGTGATGATGCACTAATTCATCGCGAGGCTGCTGGATATATTCCTATTTTCAGAATTGAAGGAGCGCATCCAGAAAGCGGTTTCGATGAAGATTTCCAAATGGAACAGCAGGCCAATGCTGAATTCATCGCCGCAGCCAGTCCAGCTACCGTGCTGGCACTGTTGGATGAACGGGAAAGAAACCAGCAATACATCAAACGCCGCGACCAGGAGAACGAGGATATTGCGCTAACGGTAGGGAAACTGCGTGTTGAGCTTGAGGAAGCAAAATCAAAACTCAACGAGCAACGCGAGTATTACGAGGGAGTAATCGCGGATGGAAGTAAGCACATAGCAGAACTGGAAAAACAATGCGCCGAATGGGAGCGAAAAGCATTAAGCAACTTTGAAGAGTGTGCTGCGATGGCTGAACGTATCGAAGAGATGCAGACAAAATCTGCACCAGATTCGTTTGGCATCATCGGTGAAAATATTCGAACACAGGACAATCGAATAACGTCAGATCCCATGTTTTGTGTGTATCAAAAGCGCGAAATCGTTGTTGATGCTGATTATGACCATGACCGGATTGTCTGGGTTGACGAAGATGGCAATGAAGCCAATAAACGCCAAAGTCGTCGTCTCGAACTACTTCATGAAAACTTTCGGGAGCCACCAGAAAAATGGCGTCGCGTTGCTGTGAAAGATATTGATGAATTCGTGACCTGCTGTTTCACCGAGCAGGGTTGTAAAGACTACTTGGCAGCCAATGGTCACAATCTTCGCTTGCCTTTTATATATGTAAAAAGCGGTTTCAGAAACGCTGAATATATCGGCATAAGAAACTGGCTTGCTGGCATTCGCATCAAAGGAGAGTGATATGAGCGCTATAACCAAAGAACGTATCGAATTATTCATTAAAAATCCGCTTGATAACGGGCTTACCCGTGGCGAACAAATGGAAGTGGCACGGATTGCACTGGCATCACTGGAACGCGAACAGATTCGCCACGAGCATGCCAAATGGTCTGACTCCACATTTGGCTGCGTTGGCCCCATTGGTCCACTGAAACACCTCTCAAAAGAGGCTCTGGAAGCCGCAGCTGAACCTGACGATCTCAGCGAGTGGGCTGATATGCAGTTCCTGTTGTGGGATGCACAGCGCCGTGCTGGTATCAGTGATGCTGAAATTACCGCTGCTATGGAAAATAAATTGAAGATCAACATGGAACGCCAGTGGCCTGAACCAAAAGATGGTGAGCCTCGCTTGCACATTAAAGAACGCGGCAACTCTCCGGTAACTCCGGATGGTTGGATAAGCTGTAGTGAGCGAATGCCGGACGATAAACAGTATGTTTGGTTTTTTGGGGAGTCTCGCGGATTTGCTGGACGCGATACCTTCGAAGGGTATTACGATTGGTCGAGAAACAAATGGTGGGCAGTAACTGACATTGGAGAAGAACCTGCATCAAAAGTAACCCACTGGATGCCGCTGCCAGAACCGCCGCAGGAGGTTAACCGTGGCTAACCTGCAACTTGCCGTCAAAGGTGAATAACAATCCTCGCACTCGCGGGGATTTCTTTTATCTGAACTCGCTACGGCGAGTTTTGTTTTATGGAGATGATAAATGCACTTCCGAGTCACAGGTGAATGGAATGGAGAACCATTCAACAGAGTTATCGAAGCAGAGGACATCAACGACTGCTATGACCACTGGATGCTGTGGGCGCAGATAGCACATGCAGACGTAACCAATATTCGAATTGAAGAACTGAAAGAACACAAAAACGCCTGATGGCGGTTTTTTATTGCCTGATTTGCAGGTTCGATTCCCTATTCGGAGATAGCACTCATGCAACACGAACTACAGCCTGATTCACTGGTTGATTTGAAATTCATCATGGCCGATACTGGCTTCGGTAAAACCTTCATCTATGACCGGATTAAGTCCGGCGACCTGCCAAAAGCCAAAGTTATCCACGGGCGAGCAAGATGGTTATATCGTGACCATTGTGAATTCAAAAATAAGCTCTTAAGCCGCGCCAATGGGTAAAATAGCGGGTAAAATATTTCTCACATCTAAAAAACACCATTCCAATCAATCCCCTGCCGCTTCAAGTAGATGTCTGCAGGGGACACCAGATACCCTTCAAACGAAATCTACCTTCACCCCGTAAAAGATGGGTTTGGCAGCACACTTGCCTTATATCTACTCATTTTTACTGCAACAGGTTGAAATCTCAGCACTGTCAGAAAGCGCTGATGACTAAACAGCCCTGGGCCGGGCGATGTAACCATCACACAGAATCCTGATAGCGAAATATGGCGTGACTCGATACTTCACTCCGCAATGCATTCCTTGATGAATTCGCAGGACCGTGATACACGGGACAGGTCACTGAATGACGACAATGTCCTGGAAATCAGCGAACCGCGCATCTGAAGTACATTTGAGCGACTGTACCAGAACATGAATGAGGCGTTTGGATTAGGCGATTATTAGCAGGGCTAAGCATTTTACTATTATTATTTTCCGGTTGAGGGATATAGAGCTATCGACAACAACCGGAAAAAGTTTACGTCTATATTGCTGAAGGTACAGGCGTTTCCATAACTATTTGCTCGCGTTTTTTACTCAAGAAGAAAATGCCAAATAGCAACATCAGGCAGACAATACCCGAAATTGCGAAGAAAACTGTCTGGTAGCCTGCGTGGTCAAAGAGTATCCCAGTCGGCGTTGAAAGCAGCACAATCCCAAGCGAACTGGCAATTTGAAAACCAATCAGAAAGATCGTCGACGACAGGCGCTTATCAAAGTTTGCCACGCTGTATTTGAAGACGGATATGACACAAAGTGGAACCTCAATGGCATGTAACAACTTCACTAATGAAATAATCCAGGGGTTAACGAACAGCGCGCAGGAAAGGATACGCAACGCCATAATCACAACTCCGATAAGTAATGCATTTTTTGGCCCTACCCGATTCACAAAGAAAGGAATAATCGCCATGCACAGCGCTTCGAGTACCACCTGGAATGAGTTGAGATAACCATACAGGCGCGTTCCTACATCGTGTGATTCGAATAAACCTGCATAAAAGACAGGAAAAAGTTGTTGATCAAAAATGTTATAGAAAGACCACGTCCCCACAATAAATATGACGAAAACCCAGAAGTTTCGATCCTTGAAAACTGCGATAAAATCCTCTTTTTTTACCCCTCCCGCATCTGCCGCTACACACTGGTGATCCTTATCTTTAAAACGCATGTTGATCATCATAAATACAGCGCCAAATAGCGAGACCAACCAGAAGTTGATATGGGGACTGATACTAAAAAATATGCCGGCAAAGAACGCGCCAATAGCATAGCCAAAAGATCCCCAGGCGCGCGCTGTTCCATATTCGAAATGAAAATTTCGCGCCATTTTTTCGGTGAAGCTATCAAGCAAACCGCATCCCGCCAGATACCCCAAGCCAAAAAATAGCGCCCCCAGAATTAGACCTACAGAAAAATTGCTTTGCAGTAACGGTTCATAAACGTAAATCATAAACGGTCCGGTCAAGACCAGGATGAAACTCATACACCAGATGAGCGGTTTCTTCAGACCGAGTTTATCCTGAACGATGCCGTAGAACATCATAAATAGAATGCTGGTAAACTGGTTGACCGAATAAAGTGTACCTAATTCCGTCCCTGTCAACCCTAGATGTCCTTTCAGCCAAATAGCGTATAACGACCACCACAGCGACCAGGAAATAAAAAAGAGAAATGAGTAACTGGATGCAAAACGATAGTACGCATTTCTGAATGGAATATTCAGTGCCAT